CCTGGTGACCGGCATCTGTCGAAGCCGCCGCATAACCGACCGACAGCCCGTTCGGCGAAGGCGCGCCTGAACCGATCATGGCAAGCGCCGGACGCACGACACCGTCGAAGCCACCGCCGCCCTGGAAGATGAACTTGCCGTTCCAGATGCCGGTAACCGGCAACCGCACCTCGTAGCCAACCGCGTACGGCTTACCGTCGATGCCAGTGCGTTCGTTGATCTTGCCGCGGATCAGGCAATGATCAGGCGAAGGTGCCGAGGCGCCCGGCGGTGCCGGCGGCGGCAACGCAACCGGTCCTGCCGGGACGAACACCGCCTCGGTCAGGCGGCCTGCTCCCGCCGGCGTTTGCTTCGCCATGCCTTCACACGCAGCCTTGAAGGCGGCGCTGTCGGTCTGTGCAAATGCAGGAGAGGACGCCAGCGCAAAGGCGCCGCAGACAAGAACGCAGCCGCGATTCACCGGTGATCGCATGGTCTCCTCCATCCCAACGTTTTCTCTGGCACAACCTTGCTTATCGAAGAAACCTCCGCAAGGACTTGACCGCTGGCCAATCGGAGGATTGCGCGGGCCGCGTCTGCGGAGCATCTGGGCGTGTAATGGATGCGCGGCGGTTAACCTCGCGACGCACCAACCTGCGTGCCCGAGTGCGAGAACGTGGGGCAGTAACCGGTACCGGTACCCGGTGCGCTTCAATCCCGCATTACTGCCCCGGGGTCTCCCCACCCTCCGCTCGCGCGCCCTGCGTCGCCGATGGCCGACATCACGCAGCACGCTCTCAATGGTCTCCAAGCGGTCTTCGTGCTGCGCGTCTGTTGCAGATGATGATGTCATTCGCCAGTTGCGCGCGTTCCACGTGAAACGGTTTATTGCCGGATTGCGATGCGGTGTCGTTGCACCGATGTGCGGCTGTGGTGCCTTCAACCGCACAACTTAGTTTCCAGAACGGAGTTATCGCTCACTGCACGGCAAAAATGAATCGCTGCGATTCCGAAAACGCGGACCGTATAGATTCTAATCGGTGGTATAGCCAAATACAGCAGTAATTTAAGAGGTATCCAGTGACTCCCGATCGGCTCCTCGTCACCTACATGCGCGTCTCCACGTCCAAGCAGGGTCGTTCGGGTTTAGGTCTCGACGCGCAGCGTGCGGCGCTCATCCACTTTGCCCAAACTGAGCGATTCGACATCGTTGATGAATTTATCGAGGTTGATTCCGGCAAGGGCCACGATGCCTTGGAGCGCCGCCCGCAGCTGAAAGCCGCGCTGGCGCTGGCAAAGAAGCACAAGTGTCACCTTGGCGTCGCCAAGCTGGATCGCCTCAGCCGCGACGTACACTTCATCAGCGGGCTAATGGTGCATCGGGTGCCGTTCCTGGTCGCTGAACTTGGTGCCGACGTCGATCCGTTTGTGTTGCACCTATTCGCCGCACTGGCGGAAAAGGAACGCACACTGATCGGAACTCGAACACGCGCCGCGCTCGCCGCGGCAAAGGTGCGCGGGGTCAAGTTAGGCAATCCGGACCTTCAGGACGCCCGGGAGCGAGCCATCCTTCAAATTAGGCAGGCCGCCGATGCCCGCGCGATCGAGGTCATTCCCCTGATCCAGCAAATTCGGCGGAACGGATCGATACCGTTGCGGGAAATCGCCGATCGGTTGAATGCGCAAGGGATAGCCGGACCCCGTGGCGGTGCTTGGTATGCAACGAGCGTCAAGAACGTCTTGGATCGCAGCCTTTAGGCTTCCCAGACGGCGAATCCTGGCTCTGGTCGGGCAATCCCTCATCATCGCAAAACTTGAAGATACCGACATCCGCGTCCCGATCGTCAGGATGGGCGGGGTCTGCTCGGGTGACGTTCACGACAATTCCTGCTCTCATCCGAGACGAACTAACGGGGAATTCAGTCTTTGCCGCGCAAGCGGTCTAAAGCTTGCTCAATCTCAGAGCGTTTATCTTCCGGCGGCTCCGAGGTGGCCCACTTGGCGTCCTCTTCGGCGTCCATTTGCGCTCGATGCTCGGGCGTGATGCCTTTGACGGCGTCGACGGCTAGGCGGATGCGCTTCGTAGAGGTTAGCTGTGGCTCTGCCGCTTGGTGCATAATCGTGACCGCATGACCAACGGGACTATTGGCGCCTCTAAGGGTCGCTCTGCGCTCGGACGCTTTGATGAAAATGATCGCAGCTTGCGGGTCGCCGTCGCCCTCCATAGCCCTCTGATAATATTTCAAACCGACGGCGGCCAGGCGGCGCTCCTCCAGCATCCACGCCTCACGCATATACGCGCCGTCGTAGCAGCGCTCGGTAGCCCGCTTGAGGATCGTGCGGATCTCGCGCTCGTCCAAACCGAAACGGTGCACGGCCTCCGGAACGGCAAGGCCGTCGGCGATTGCGTCCACGATGGTTTCAGGATCTACCATAGCGTTGTTCTAACACTTCGACGACGTCGAGGCGAGCATGCCGGATGAGGTCTTGTTCGAGGCGCCTAATTTCGCGCGCCATGCGCCAATACCGGCGCCAATGTGGTGGCTTCGAGGGCAGCTGTGTAAAGGGTCGAGGATCTGCCTTGATGCGCTTCCTCAGCCACGCAATGCGATGAAGGCCGGGTACCGAGCGATGGGTATGCCGGCAAGCCCAAGTAAGTGTGTGGCAATCGCGACAAGCCCAGATGCCGCGGACCCCATACAGCTTGTAGCGATCCGTGCCGCATCGAGGGCAGCCGAAGACCGGCATCGGCAGGCGCGGGTGTGGGCGGATAGGAATGAGCTGGCCTTCGAGGTTTAAATTTCCAACCGTGCGTGTGGCGCGGCACTTACCTCCACCCGTCATTTGCAGCGTCACTGATGCGCCTTCGACCAGCGCACCCTCTCTGTACAGCTCGAACACATCGAGGACTGGGCGGGTCTCCAATAGCCGCTCAGCCGCTACGCGCGCATGGTGGTGATCATCCTTTAAGCCGAAGCAACCTGCCACCGGGGTCACCTGCACAATGAGCGTGAAAAAAGCCGCACGACAGCCAGTTGTGGAGTCTAATACGGCGGAAGTGTAAACTGGAAATGCTTTTCGCTTAACCGGTAGCGTAGATCTTCTTGAGTGGCGGCAGCATTGGCCGCTGCCACCGGCTGATGGCTTTGTCAGCCGATACACTTCGCCGACCATCGGCGCCTCAGATATCGTCGAGGGGATCATCGCCTCTCGGCGACGACGGCGCGGGTATGCTCCTCGCTGGGGACGATGGCGGCGAGGGTACCATCGGCCAGCACCACTTCCCAGACTGCTGGCGAGAGCGGGCCCTTGCCCGCCGCCGGTGGCGGCCCTGTCGAGAGCCTGCCACGCCGTGACATACGACGGGGCTTCACGGCGCACGCGCCATGCCAGATCGCCGCGCTGACAGATAACGCTGGCGATCGAACTTTTCGCGCAGTTCGGGCGTCACCAGCAGGCGTAGCCGACCGGCACGCCATCTCGTCTCCATCTGCGCCGCCGTCACGTCTGCCTCGTCGATGCAGGCGCGCCCCGGCAATGTAGCCGCATGGGTTCGGGACCACGACCTGCTCGAACCCATCGGGCGGGAGTCATCTTCCTTAACCTCGCCCATGAAACCGCCTCCAAGAGCTCGAAAAGTTCGGGACGCTAACGCTACGCTAACGCTCTGAACGAACGCTCCCCCAAAGAGGGAGCGTCGTTCAGGGTAATCTTTAAAGTACCTTGATATTTCAATGGCTTATCACCCGTTCGTTCAGGCGTTCGGAAATCGTTCAGGCCCTGAACGGTATGCATTGCCGTTCAGGCAATCGTTCAGACTTTTCTGGAGAAAAAAGTCAGTCATCCTCGTCCTTCCAACCGATCTCCCGTTTGCCCTTGGCGGTGATCCGGTACTTGTTGCCGCGGCGCTCCAGCAGTTTCTCCTCGACCAACCGGCCGCACATGGCGTGCGCCTTCGATTTTTGCGGCTGGCCGGCCTCGCTGAGGAACCCGCACTTGATGGCGAGATGTGCGATCGAGATGTTCCGGCTGGCGGCAATGACGCGCATGAGCAAGTTCTCTTCGCTCTCACGCTTGCCCTCCTCCATTTGCAACTTGAGTTCGGAGACCGGCTTGGCGACAACGGATGGCATCAGGCGCCCCTCGGCGTCGATCACCCTTTCGCTATCGGCCACCACTAGTTCGAATGTCATAGGCTCGAACTCGGGACCACGGAACTTGCCTAGCCAATGCAGGGTCGTCTGCCGTTCGGCGGTCGCCCAGAGCGTGAAGTTGCCGTCCACTTCGTTCAGGAAGGCGCTGCCGCCCATAGGCAGCAAGTTGTCGCGCGAGGCATTCTTGACCGGGTGACAGTTGACCAGCACGGCGGGCTTGCCGGGCAGGAAGGTCAGTTGCCTCAGCAGCCGGGCATAGGCCCCTTGTTGGGAATTGCTGTTGCTTTCATCGCCGGGGAAGTAGGCCGCCCCGGTGTCCACAATGACTAGCACCAGATCGCGGATCATTTCCGCTTCGGCTTTGATTTCCGGCATCTTGGCGGCGATGTCGATCACCCCGGCAATGAAACGCATCTTGAGGTCCTCGGCCTTGAAGCCATAGGCATCGGCCAGCACCAGGAACCGCGCCCTGATGTCGTCGGGGTTCTCGCCAGCCAACAGCAGGACGGTGCCCGCCTTGACCTCCCTGCCATGCATGGGCACGCCGCGGGCGATCGACTGCGCGATGTACATGCCCACCGCCGTCTTGCCGTGGCCGGTACGCGCCGTGAGGCTGTACAGGTAGCCACGCTGCAAGATGCCGTCGACCAGATAGGCTGGCGGCGTAAAGCCCGCCACGAACTGCTGCGCGCTCAGCAGCAACGGCAACGGTTCGCCCGTCTGGGGATCGACCTTGGGTTCTTCGGGTGGCGGCTCATCGGACTTCGGGTTGGGTTTGGCTGCCTCCTCCACCATCTTGGGGCTGCCCCACTTCGTCATCTCCCGCCGCCACTTTTCCCAGAACGCGGTCAGCCCGCGACCTTCACGCTCCAGCAGTTCCGTCTTGTCAGATCCATCAAGGCGGCTTTTGACCCTGCGCTCATAGATGAGATAGGCCGCCTCCGCCTGCGACTTCCACTGGACCTCCGGCGGATTGATCGGACATTCGCGGTACAATTCCAGCACCGCGCGCCAGACCACGTCGCGCATTTCCTCCTCGCGGCCGTCGATGCGGTTGCCAAAGGCGTCGTAATCGCCGCCCGGGGATACCGTGCGCTCGCGGTGCCCGCCGCCCTGATCGCCACCATGCTGCTCCACCAGCGCGTCAACCGCAGCCAGCAGCCATTCCGGGGCCGTCGCGATCTCGATCTCATAGGGCGCACATCCGGGCGCCCACCCGTATCGGCGCCCGCTCTCGTGCATCGACGCCGGCAGCACGGCAAAGCCGCCCTGACCCCGGATGTCCACGCCTGCAGGCGTCCTTTGGTTGGGGCGTGCCAGTCCGGGCGGGCCCGGAACAGGATTTGCCGACCACCGCCGCCGGTCTGCTGCCGCCACGTTTCCGGTTCAATGCCGTTGTTGTGCACGGCGAGGATACCGCGCCACCATTCACCGGCGGCGGGACCCTTCTGATCGTCCAAATCAATCACAAAGACATTCCCGCTGGCGTGGCCGGTCAGGATGCCCATGTTATCGCGGGCCGAGTGCTCGCCGCCGGCGCCGTACCAGCGTGCAAATACCGTATCGGGAACAAGACTGCCCTGAAACTCAGCCCATTCGGACAGCTTGGGGCGCTTCCATGAGGCCCCCTTTGCGACCTCGGACGGCGCGTAGCACGGGATCACCTGCAGGCCGCAGGCACGATACATGACAGCCCATTGTGCCGGGCTGGCAAAATCAGGATCGAAATCTGTGATTGGAGCGGGGCCCATCATCGCGTCCCCTTCCCGAGCAACTGCACAAGGCGGGTATTTTTCGCTAAAGCCAAAGCGCACCTATGTGCGTTGCTCGGGAGTTCACATCGCGGGAAGCGTCAGTGGTGCAGGGGCCAGGTCGGGTGCAACCTTCCTGGCCCCACAGCACTAGCCGAAGTCGCCGGGGCTGTCGGTGTCGTCAGCCTTCGGCGCTTCGACCTGCGTCGAGCCGGTCGAAGGCGGGGTCCCGTCAGGCGGCTCGGCGCCGCCCAGATCGCCGCGCAGCGCCCAACCGACGATTTTGAACGTCGGCTGATAGTTGGTCGATGAGTGTTCGCCAGTTCCGGACCGGACGGGCGTCGTCTTTTCCAGGACGATGACCGGCAACATGCCGGGATGCTCGTCCTTCTCCGCCAGATACTGGATATACACAGCCTCGATGCCGGCGAGGAACGCCTTGGACGTGCCGGCCATTTCGCGGATGGGCTTGTCGCCGCCGCAGTCCTTCGCAAGCTTGATCATCAACCTGACGCCGTGCTTGTGCTTTTCGCTCGGACGATCGGGCAACTCGTTGCCGATCGGCACCAGCTTGAAGTCCGGCGCAGCGCCGGCAGCGAACAGCATCCAGCCGGTTTTCATTTTTGGGAAATCGAAGATCGCCTTGAACAACTGCGTAATGTCGGCAGCTTGGGTCGCAAAGTTGCCGCTATTCTCGATGCGATCCATCCTGAACATGCGTCCGGCGCGGGCGTCGAACTTGACAATCGGTGTGAAGTCGCCGCCCTCCGACCGCGCAGTAGAGAACCCAAGTATATTCTTCATGGTAACCTCTCTCGTTATTGCTCCGATAGGGCCCGAAGCATTTGCCACTCCCGATTGACTGCGGGAATTTCAGATTGGTATTCACACTCCCCAATGTTCGAACGCGAGCTGACGCGCCGTTGGGCCGCCCCAATAAAAACTTTCCAAATCGGGGACTGTGATGCTCTTGAAAAATTCCGGGTCGTCCGAGAGCGCGAGGAAATTCTCAATTCTCATCGCGATCTGACGCAGCGCCTCGCGGTGTTCGCGGATGTTTTCGAGTTCATAGGTTTCGCATTTTTTTGGCGTAACGTAGGTAAGCCGCGCCGCCATGTTGTCGGATGACGCATAGAAAGCGGCCTGCCTCGCATGCGAAATCTTGATCTGCGACGGCAACTTCTCGCTGGTTTTCAAGTCAACGATGATGCCGTGCTGCGCCCATTCGAAATCGAAATAACCGATGACGGGAAGTCGCAGACTATCCGGCTTCCACTCAACGCGGCCCTGCACGGTCGAGGGCACGCCGTAGGGGCGCAATTCCGCCAGCGCTTGGCGAACCATATCGGGAATTGTCTCGCGGTATTTCTCGCGGCGGGCGTCGGGCGACAACGCCGTGAGCGTGTCGTATTTGATGGTGGCGATCTTGACGCACTCGGCCAGCGATGCGTCAGGGTTCATGAGTCCATGGGTAACACCATTTTCGACGGCAACACCACGGTGCGCCGGCGCGCCCACCGGCTGCCGCAAGCCAAGAATTTTTTCCGCCACCCACATTGGGGGACTGGCGCAAAAAAGGCTGGTCGAGCTCGCCGAGTGATGGTTGTACTTGATGATGCCTGCAGGAACGTCGAAGGGACGCGCGCCCGCACCCGCCCGATGTCCACCAAGGGCTCTAGCGAGATTTTCAGCGGTCATGGCACGCCCGCGTTGCAGTTTCGCGCTCTCGACGCCATGCGGCGGCGGCTTCACGCGAGATCAACACGCGCGTTCCGACTCGAAACGTCACCGGCATGTCGTCTTTGAACTTGTAGAAAAGCTGCGGACTGATCCGGTGCCGCTTGCAGAATTCACCAACACTGAAAGCATCGGCGTCGTCAGCGGCTGCAGGCAGCTTTTTGCCGGAAACTTCTGGGCGAGCCATGCTCGATCCTCCACGTGCATATCGATGCACAGGAGGATCAGGCTGAATGCCGTTTCAAAAAAGATGGAAGCTGTTTCAAAATGCCGAGTTGCTGTTTCAAAATAGTGACTCTCGCTTTTTCGAAATGCCGGTCCTTATTTTGAAACAGCAACTCGGTATTTTGAAACAAGAAATGGTTGACACGAGAGGTCAAGGCTGCTGCGCGAATCGTTCAGGAACGAGCCGGTTTAAAGATAAACCGGTAGACCGTGCTTTTGCTGCCCTTGATGCCTGCGGCCTTCAGTGTTTCCCAGGCGGCATCCAGTGATATTCCGGGTTTACCACGCACGATGTGGATGCCGTCCTCGATCTGCTTTGGCGTCAATCTGTGAGGGCGGCCAGCGGGTCTTGGGGACTTGCGTTTGCTAGGCCGAGCGGGTTTTTCCGGCTGAGTGGGCGGGATGGATACTCTCTCGGCAACGTCGCTTTCCTCCTGGATTTGGTTCACCCTCTCGAGCCACTCGCGGCCGAGCATAAGCGCCGAAGTAATGTCGATGCCGGCGACCGCCCGCTTCACCGTCGATAACGGGCCGCTGTCTAGTCCGGCGAGTGCCCCCTTCAGTGTTGATGACGGTTCCCGGTTTAGTTTGGCGAATGCCCTCCACGGCGACGAAGGTTCGCGTGCAATGTCGGCGATCACCTGCTTTATCGACGACGGAGGTTCGCGATTGCGGTCCCGATTCAACTCGCGCCAGATTTCCAACAGCGGGCGTGGCATGAAATCACCGCACCAGCGCAACGATGTTATCACCGCTCGGCGGCTCGTGCTGCAATAGCGCGTGGCGCGAGATGTCGTCTGAGTGCTCGGTGATGAATTTGGAATAATGCCGTTCGATCATCTTGGTGCTGGTGTTGTGCAACGATGCCA